GCCAGCAGAAACCTCGTCCTCATAATAGGCCCGAGTTTCCTCATCCAGATTGGTGTCATCCCACCTACGCCACGTTTCAATTAAGAAATGGCTTTCACTTGTGGATGCGTACCTACCTGCTTCAATACCACCAGCTTTGCCACGGTTACCCGTGCCTCTGCCTGACTGGTGAATAATTACACCCACCAACCGCCAGTCAGATACCAGTTGTTTGAACGATTCGATCTTCGCTTGGACGCTAGCTGCGTCGCCAGCTTCGCCGCCTCGGATCAGTTCAAGGAAATCGTAAACCAAAACCTCTGGTCGTTTGCCTCCCCACAAAGTAGTGGATGCAATCCGTAACGCTTTGTCCAGATCATCGACACTCATACCAGTGGACTCAAAATGTAGATTCGTTTCGTCGTCCATGATTTGTTCGACTCGTTCCCACGCCGTCGCATCCTCTCGGATGAGTCGGCTCAACCATTCACGTTGATCGAACTCCAACCGAATAGATGAGTACCGCCCCCAAAACATTGTTTCTGTTTCATCGGGACTGACCCAAAGGGTGCGATGGTTGCGGTTCTTCGCAACCATGTTCATGGCAAGCAACGTCTTACCTGTATGCGATCTACCTATTAGCGTGACCAGTTGTCCTGGCCTCGCTCCTCCCAGTGTGGCCTCATCAAAGACCCGTACCCCGAAGCTCCATTCGTTGCCTGCACGCAAGTCGTGTTTCATGCGTCGGACTTGTTCACCTTTAGGGGTGAACAGTCTGCGTAGATCTTGGGCGCTTACACCCTCGATCTCTTCTGGTTCAGCGACAGGAGGAGTGGGGGCGGACGCAGTTGCCGCCCCCGTGACGAGATCCCTCGCCTCCTCCATGCTGATTTCTTTAGGCACTTATTCCAACAAGCCAACCCTGTGGGTCAACTGGTTCAGGACGTTCAGGCCATGACCACGAAGTGTTCTTCTGTAGTCCAGCGAAGTAACCGCTCTTGCTTGCAAGAGGATGGTTACCGTCACCTTTAGCTACGAAGAATTGCCCATCTTCTCCAACGGACAATCCCTTCTTAAGTTTGAAATCTCCGAGTCCACATTTACCTGTTTTTGTCGTCGGGATATCTTTACCTCGCATTGAATCTGCCCAATAGTCCTGAGGAAATTGGCGAACCCCTGTTTGAAACAGTTTGCGGATCGCTTGGTTATCCATAAAGACTGAATCTTTCGACGCATACACAATCCCAGCATTCTTTTCGCTGAGGAATATCTTATGTACGTCGTCGTAATCTTCGTCGCTCAGATATTGGCTTTGTCCACGAGGCGCAGTTGTCGCCCCTTGGAATGCTTGGGTTACAGCCGCTACCGCTTCGGTTTCTGTTGACGCCGTCGCTGGTGCTGTTGCCCCTAATTGTTTTTTAACATCCCCAAGAATGTTTGCTAACGCTGACGCATTGTCGGTCAGTGTTGTCAAAATATCCTCGTTGGGATCTGTTGCATTTGCCGATACTTGTGCTGCTGTCAACTCGACAGCACCTTTCAGTATGACTTGTGCTTCTATGCTCGCACGTTCGTGCGGCTCCATTGGCTTCCATGCCATTATTTTGCGCCTCCTATTGTTGCGCCTTTACACCGTGTCCACGCTGGACACCATTTCTCAGAGCACCACCAACCGTCATCACCGAGAGGATATTTAGTCATCTCGGATTCCACGATGTGGCACAGCCCTAAGACCTTTTGACGAAGCCAATCTGTATGGCTGTCGTCACGAACTATATCCATGCGGCCAACACCTTTAGGGTGCATCACCGCATAAGAGAAATTAGAAATACCTTTTGCCCAGCAGTAGGCCATTGACTGAACATCCCACCGTTCGTACTGCCACCTGTCTCTGGTGTAGTCACGACTAGGGAACTTCCAGTCCCATAGTCTGTCCTCTTCTACTAGGTCGATTGTCCCTGACAACTTGACAACCCTGTTGTCATCTTCATGGAAAAGTAAATTAAAGTATTCTTCGACTTCGACTGGTTGCAACCCAGGTAGGACTTCGGTGCGCCAGTTCTCAACTTTGCGTAGTCCTTCTGCGTAAGCGCTTTCACCTGAATACTTGTGCCACACGTCAATGGTTGGGAGTAGTTCCTCCCAGTACATCTCAAAAGAGTCGATCATGTCTTGCTGCGACATCTCTCCGCCTGCCTTACGGGTGTTGAGTGCGTCCTCAGCTACTGAGTGACACGCCGTGCCTAATGTTGCCGCGTCTTTTATTTCTTCGCTTACAAGGTTGAAGATATCGTTTCGGAATCTTTCCAAACACATATCGGCAGTCTTTATTGCGGACTGCCTCGCCCATGTATGCACCCAGCGACCTTCGCTGTCTCTATGTAAAGGGTATTTGTTCATGTTGTCAGTCTCTCAGTGGGGTAGGACACTGAGTGGTACTAAGTACCCCCCAACCACCTACCAGAGGTTGGGGGAGACTAAGTAATTACTTAGTATAGCGGACATCTGTTCGTAATTAATATTACAGTTTCATTACGACTCAGGTGTTCGGTATGTTTCTTTCCACGGTTGATCCCAGGCAGCCCACCTGTTCTTACATTTACGGCACCTACAATTACCTAATGCGTAGGTAGCGATAAAACCGTGTTTCTTGAAATCGGATGGTTCCCATTCGATGTATTTAAGGCTGTTATGTTTTGCCACGTCGTGCTCTTTCTATCTCCCCTTTAGTCCAAGAATCGTTTTCCCAGACGGTCGGCATGTTGCGTTGCATGGCCCGTTTCTGCCACGCATCACGTTCTGCTTTGCTGATTTTGGTTTTTTTCTTTGGCAAGTTCTCGCTCCAATTTTTTAATTAAGTTCTTTAGCTCACGGACCTTTACCAGCAGCATGGCATATCGTTTTCTGAGATGTCTAACCATCCCAGCGTCACTGTTGTTTTCCATTCCAGTCGCAAGGACTAAATGGTCAGGGTTACAACAAGAAGTGTTGTAACAGTTGTGATGAACTTGCATCCCCTCAGGGATGGGACCGTTCTTGTAAACCCACATCATCCGATGTGTCTGTACGTTGTTCTTCGTGCCACACCTCGCAGCTATGACCTTGGAATTAACTAGCCCGTAGCCAGCACGCAGCTTGGTGCGTTGCCACTCGAAACATTCGTAAGGAGTGATCTTGATGTACCCATGAACAGGGTTCATGTAATGCTCAACACGTTCTTCAAACGTCATAGGCATCATCGCACGCAACGGAATGTCCGTCCGTGGCTCACCATATTTAATGAAATGAGTGTTGTGCCCATGACATAAAGCAAGCAAACCGTCGCGTGAACCTGGCCCCGTCCACGGTTTACTGGACCTACGTGGCCCTGTGCATTGTGTACCGTCAGGCATGATCGCCCAACACTTTTGTTTTCTGTATCTCCTAGATTTTTCAGTCACCTGTATACCTCCCACAGGTCCATAATCGCCACCCACCACGGGTGTTCTCGTGTATGTAGTGCGCCATCCATGTTGATTGCACAATTTCGTATCGTTTCGGCCAGTGTTCTTCAAACACATGGCCCCAATAATGTTCGTTTATTTGAAATAATCCATGATCCTCCCCGTTATAGGCACGGGGATTGTGTAGTGACTCGCACCACGCAACCCCCAGCGCCCTCACGCAGTCGTCTGCGAAGTATTCGCAAACAACTTCGGGGATCTCCGCATTCGGTGGCTCATAATTCACCGATGCGAAGTCAAGGATTGACCATATAGCCAACCAAAGATTCATGGGTTACCGATCATCCATGCTTAACACTTCCCAATGTCCGTACATGAGTCCCCAGATATCACCGAGCGTTTTCAGTTGTTTAAGCTGAAACTCACCAACTTGATAACGCTCAGTCATATGAGACTTAAAGTCCACATAGTCCAGTTCACTGGCTTTGGTTTCCATGTAGCGAACCCAAACTTGTTTGGGTACACGAACTCGCCACGGGTAATCCCGATCACGAGTTTCAACCACATGGTCAGCCGCTCTCAACCCAACAGCCTTACAAAAGTTCCATAACGATCTGCCATCACGGCTACGTACGGCCAACTTTGTTGGATCATCTCTGTCTACGACGGTCGAAAAGAAACCGTCCTCATTAAATATCCACATATTCAACCTCCTATGGTTCGTGGATTTATTTGTTTTCTCAGGTGCATCGCACCCTCACTAAGTGAGGGGTGCGATACACCGAGGGGAGATAGGGAGGCCAGGAGGGAGGTATACCGTTAGGTATCACCTGACCTCCCCACACCTAGCCTATCTTCATACACCTACCAACATTTGCTCACGGAGGTATTGCTCCGCAGCGTCAGCTATAGGTGTTTTGCCGTCCAAGGATTTGATTAGCCCCTTCTGCTTCGCAGCAGTCGTAGACTTGAAACCTTGGTTGATTCGGTGCTGTTCAGCACCTTGGAATGCGTTGTATGCGAGCCATCCATTACCCCAGACACCATTAGTTTCTTGTGTCCAAGCGTTCAGGATCGCAGCACGTTTCGCATCTACAGCGTTCCGAGTTTTAGTGGGAGCGTCCATGTCTGCCTCTGGCAGTAGAGCGTTAAGCATCCGATAGAACGCAACATCACTAAGCCCTTTTTCGCTGAGTTTGCGTGCAAACGTCGCAACCTGTTCACTTTCAGCCTTACTGGCTTCCAACACCGCAGACCGTAAGGTCAACATGTTGTCGTGATTCTTCGTTGCTTTCACCTTAATGAAAGCATCCGCAAGGTTGATGATGTTCGCACAGCTAACACGGAAGTCATAGGCAAACATTCCTGTAGGCCACATTCCGTTGAGCGACATGATTGTAATTACAACAGGGTCAATGAAGTCCCCGTCCACAATTTCAATGCTGTCACCTATCTGCTGTGTAATCGCAAGACGTTCGCCTTGCCCAAACACAGTGATGTCTGTGCAAGTATTCGGAAACAAAGTTTCTATTGTCTCGAACACATGTTTGTAACCGTCACGATGTGGGTAGCGACCAGAGTGATCCCCCAAGGGAACCATCGTGTCATTACGCAACACATACACGCCTCGTGGCTTGCCACGTTTGTTACCTGTCTCATATTTGGGGACAACAAACTGGTTTGTTATCGGATCCAAATATCCTTTAGGTGATACGTGACAACCGAAGTCCGCATTCACCTCAGACGCTACGTCAAAGACGTTTCGTCCATGCTCACTGACCTCTTTGGTCAGGAAGTCGTGACCAGTTGAGTGGTCAATTACTGTTTCCCATGTCATAAACACACCTCCATGTGTATTTGTTGATTGTTATTTACTATACCAAGTGGGTGGGACACTCACTCAGATTTGGTCGGGAGCGGAGGCACCCAACAGGCTTATCCTCCACATCTCAACAAGTTGAGATGAACTTTCGCTGTCCACTTAATGTCTGCGAACGCTACTCCCGATAGTGGAATGTGGGGACTTGCACCCCGTGGCTCCAGTACGATGCCACGCTCTATTGGCTACATTCCTTGTTGTGGGAGTATTTAACCCCTCATAAATGAGGGGGTTAAATACACCCAACACTTGTCAAATACGGCCACAGACGGCAAATTCCGCCATCTCTGATTCGGTCAGAATCCAAGTCGAACGAACGTCATACTTGGATGTGAAAACACCAGCCTCAAGCAACTCGTTACCCAACTCGTAACGCCTCTGGCCTGTTTGGTTAGCTCGGGCGCTGTCTCTCCAATACTGAACCGCTTCAGCGGTTTGCATATCCAAGAAAGCCCGAACCAAATTCGGATCAGCCTTCTCGTCCAAAGGACGAAACCTGGCTTCCACAGTGGCACCCATACCTACAAGGTCGCCACCTACAGCGTAAAGTGCTGCACCCTCTATCCAATTGCTCATAATTTGCGGCCTCCCTGACCGCTGATTTGTTGTTGTGGGGGTATTTAACCCCTCATAAATGAGGGGGTTAAATACACCCAACTGTTTACTTTCAGTTTACCCACTGGCCCTTCGGGCCACTTCTCAAGAAAAGATCACAGATCTTTCCGTTAAGTTCACTGTTAGCGGAATCCTGTTCTTCAGGATTCTCGTGCCAGTCCAACATGACCTCGGCAACGAGGTCAAGCAGTTGTTCGTGGGTCAGACCCACACGCTTCTCGTCTGGCACCTGCATCAAAGCAGCCAGCATCAGAAAAGTGTCGTGATCTTCACCAAACAAAGCGACTGTAAGTCGCCGCATTCCTTCGTCTGTCATTCCGAACCTCCATTCGGTTGTTTATTGGGGGTATTACACCCCTCACTACGTGAGGGGGGTGTAATACCTCCCAAACTCTACTTTCGCTCCGAATCCAACAGAGCTTGCCAATACGCAACACCACGCAACCGCCTAGCCTTACGCTCTGCCTGTAAGCGTTCCCATCTCGCTATGAGCAACATATGTGCCCAAGCGATAGCGAACCCAAACAACAGGTACGATTCCGCAGGAATATCAGGCATCAGCAGCCTCCAAATCCTCAGCCCAGCTATCCCCGATCTCTGCGAGATCGACACGCCACAGCGAACCAATATCATGGAACATAGACACAAGCTCTACGAGCTTGAAATCCGCATAGTGAGCATGTTTCTTGTCGAACCATAACTCGGATATCTCAGCATGAACAATCATGCCGTCACTGGTCGCAGACATAAGATCTAAGCCTTCCTGCACAGCTTCTCTCATGTCATCATAAAGTGATGACATAAAGTCCATAATCGACTCACCGATAAACAAAGTAGGTTTGAGCGTTAGCTCAGGGTACTCAGATCGCATATTGCTCATCCTCCACAAGCCACGTTGTGCCGCAACCTTAGTCAGACGATAAAGCTGCTCATCATTACGTAAGTAAAGATTAAAGCACCAAGTTTCACGGTTTACCCAACCGTTGTAATCTTCGTTAGTCATTTCTCGGACCTCCATCCGTAATATTCCAATCAACATATCAAGAGATTGGGGCAGATCCACCACCAAAGGTGGTAAATCCGACTCAACCGCTTACATCTAGTAAGTGACGTTATCCTGCATAATGCTCAACATCGCTTCAGCGACAAGCCCACGAAACTTCTCAGAATGCTCAGAAAGAACCTCTAAAACAACATCTTCGATGTTGTCCGAATCCGCCAAAATATTCTGAACAGAATCAATCACATAACCATCAATCACATCCGCAATCACCGACTCAACACCTTCGGTGAAATCCGATTCATACACCAACTCAGAAGCAAGTTCTGAGACATCTATGTCAATTTCAACATCTGCCGTAACTTCAGCATTTACATTCATCCGATTTTCCTCCATCGGTTTTCTAGGTTCTTCTTTAATTGAACCTTTCACTCCGTTCAAGGTTCATTAAAGAGAACCAAGAACCCCAGCACTTTAACTGGCCTAACCAATCAAGCCTAAAGCTTGATTGGAAAGGTCAACCAAAGGTTGACTAAGCAGGAATCTGAGTAGAACTCAGCACCTGTTGTCTGGCTTCATTGCCAGACATGAACCAATCTTCACGACCTGTCGAATCAACAAAGTTGATACGAACAAAGCTAGGTGGTACATCACTAATTTCAGTGATAGTAACCCAATTAGTCCTTGCAATCCGTAAACG